GTTGGAACATAAGTCCTTTGAATCTTTCAACAGACCATCTTCCGTTTGAGTCTGTATCTAAATCAAAGATACCTGCTGTAGTTGTGTTTGTAGCAGCACCTTTCTCTGCGTTTGTGTAAACTGTTCTTACAACTTCTCTGTTGATTTCCGCAAGGATTTCAGCAGATAAGATATTTGCAAGTTCAGTTTCAGCGTCTAAACCATGGATTGCTTTTAAGTCTTGAGCAAGTTCCATTGTGTATTCAGCTTTCAACGCTCTTGATTTAGCAGTAACAGTCGATTTCTCGATTGAGAATGCCATTTCAGCGAAAGCGTTTCCGTCTGCGTCACCTAATGCTTCAGCAGCTGCTGTAGTCATTGCTGAACCTGTTGTGTAAGTTCCAGCAGATGGTGAATCGTTTAGAGCACCTGGATTAGTACCAGAGTTAGCAGTTGATGAATAACCATCTACAGCTGAACCAGCGGCATTTCTTCCAGAGAAGTCTGTATCAGCTTCGTCAAACATAGCTTCTGCACCAGTTTGATTAGTGTATCTACTTCTCATTGCAAAGATAAGTCCTGTTGGACCTGTCATTGGTTGTACGCCAGCGATATCGTAAGCGATAAGGTTTGGCATTGCTCTTCTTACAAGACTAATTAGGATTGGGTCCCAGTTAGAAATGTTTGAACCAGTTGCGTTTGTAGGCGCAGCCTCGCTCAAAAAAGCATTGTCTTCTTTAGCAGCTCTTTCTTGGTTTTCAAGAATAACTGATGTAACGGCTCTTTTGTAAGAATCTCCGATTTTTGGTAAATCAGGATGTTCTAACACAGGCTGCCATTTTTTTTCGTGTGTTTCGGATAAGTACATTTAATTTTCTCCCTTTGTCCGGTTATACTAAGATATTTTCATATCTTTTGTTTTGCTTATAGCGGCAGTGTAAGCAGCCATTGCTTTAGATAGGTCTTCGTTAGAAGCTCCATCTTCAGCCGCCACATCATGTAAAGAGTCTTTGACTTCTTCTTTAATTCCAAAGTATGATTCTTTAATAGTTTCACACTTAGTTTTAAAAGAGTCTGCGTCTGACCATTCAATTTCTTCTACTAGCTTAGCAAATTTTTCTTTTGCTGTATCAGCAAGTCCGTTTGAAGCTTCTGACATGATTTCGTTTCTTGTCTTAACTGCATTGTCCTTGTTTAATTCAACATTTGATTGTATCTGCTCATTGAGTTTCTTTTCTAAAGATTCAATTTTATTTGCTTGGTCTTCAAGCACATTGTATCTTTCATCTGGAACATCAATGTAGTGCTCTGCAAAAAGTTTTTTAAGACCTGTGATAAAGTCTTCAGCGATTTCACCTTTTATACCTCTTTCAAGAGCGATTTCGTTTTCTTTCATCCACTCTTCAACGACATATGCTAGGTAACTGTCAACTTTTTCTGTCAGTTCTTCTTTATGCTTTGCAACATCTTGCTCGTATGTTTCTTTTACATCTGCTTCCATTGATTCAGCAATCTCTTTTACTTTAGAGTTTACCGCTGATTCAAATACGGTTGCAGCTTTTTCCTTAAATTCTTCGGATAAGTCATCTTGTCCGGCGATTAAAGCGTTAACATGTTCTTGAGTCTCTTCTTTCTTCATTTTGTAAGAAGCCTTCTTCATAGAATAACTTTCTTTCTCGTCTTTTTTATCAGACTTGATTTCAGTTTCTTCTTCTTGTGAATCGTCTTTCTTACCTTTATGCTTATTAAGAGCGTCAAGAGCAGCTTTTGGCATTTCGCCTTCCTTGATTTCTTCCGAACCTTCTTCAGCTTCAGCGTTTTCCAACTTAGTATTGTGACCAGTCAATGTTGGCATTGGGTCAGCAGCACCTTGTGATTTTTGTTGGGCATCGCCAGAAACTTGCTTAGATTTTTTAGTTGCGTCAGGATTACTGTCTGTCGGTTTGACAACAGCTGCGCCTAAGTCTTCAGCATCATTTTTCAGATGGTTCGGCTCAGCCGCTACAGCATTCTTTTTAGGAGCATCCGCTTGGGCATTCGCCTCGGCTACTGCTTCTTGCTCTAACGCCTCTAACTTGTTTTCTGTATCGGCCATTTGAGAAATCTCCTTTTTTAAAAATAACTAGTTATTTTTCTCTTATTAGTAGATATTTATAAGATTAAAGTTTTTCAAGAAAATTTGCAAACACTTTCGCCTTAGCTTCTGCTAATTGAATAGACTTTGCTCTCTCGATATACTTCTTATACTCTTCAATATCCTTTGCTTTTATTTCGCCATTGTCCCAAATCCACTCTTTATTCTCCATAATACCTTCAACGAAAGCGTCTGGAGCAGAGGGGTCTGCTACAATGTCAGCGGCTGTAGCCAAGTAGAAGTCTTTTCCTACATACTTACTACCGTTCTTTTGAACCAGAGAACCCATACCTCTTGAAG